CCAGAATCTTTCTTATCATTAACTTGGAGGGAGCTTTGGGAAGGGCAAATTCGCCGGGTTTTAAGTTGTTCCTCAAAGTGTTCAAGCAAGATGGGGGGGCAGCCAATTTCTTTGAGTGCACGCAGGAGGATGGAACGGGTTAGATTGTTCTGGTTGGAGTCGAATTGGGTCCAGTCGTTGTCTAAGAATTTGTCGGAAGGCAGGCCGTCTTGTTCCAAAATGGCCATAACTTGGAGGTCAGTCATTTGGGACATAACGCGAATCTTACCATGGCTTTGGTTGACAAGAACTTGTTCCAATGCTCTAGTCCACGGTGACATAAGAGTGTTCAAAGTCTTATCCCATGCACTAATCCCTTGTCCGGCCTTGTCCATTGAATGGGGATCTTTTCCCAAACACGGTTTTTGCTGGGCTTTGAGGAAAGATTTGACGAGGCTGACATAGCCTTCGTTCCAATCAACACTCGCTTTGAGATCGGACATATCATGACCACGAAGGTTCATCTTTTCTACAGCCTCTAAGAATGTTTGATGGTGGAAGTTGGCGGGAAGGTTCCAGTCGAATTCATCTGCGAGGTTCTTAAACAAACGCTTGGAGAGAACGGCGCATACTTGTTCGTCCATGTTCCGGGTGGCGTGGGTCAGGCGTTCGAGGTTGGTACGAAGTAGTAGGTGTTTGTTGTGACCTTTCGTGACCATAACACGGGTTGGGACGGGGAATCTATAAGTTTTGTGCGTCTTCTGTTCAAAACGTTCCTCATCTCCAAGTTCAGCTAATCTAATTGTACCTTTGGCGTCTTGCCCAAGGGGTAGGATGGTGCTAGTAGTTGCTATGTTCTCTTTTGGGGCCTCAGCGGGATAATACTTGTTAATAACTAATTCGGCGGAGGCAGCTTCACACTTGGTGAAAGCATAAGGAATATCAGCGGGAACGGCTTGTTCTAGGGTGATAGGTTTGGCCTTTGGGGTTGCATCTACTGCGGCTAAATCGATTGCACTTTGGTCAGCAATCAAATTAAGGGGGGCTGAATCGTTGATATAGGTCACTAGAGTGCCTTGGGTCATATCACGGATGTAGAGATTATTGGTGTGGCGGGTTAAGGCGACAATCAAG